GCTATTGATACTATCATGACTAGACTGAGAAGTTTAGTAGAAGAAACAGGTGCCGGTATTATTTTAGTATCACACTTGAGACGTGTTGATGGTAACAAGGGACATGAGAATGGGATTGAAGTATCTCTTTCTCACCTAAGAGGTTCCAATAGCATTGGACAACTGAGTGATTGTGTGATAGCATTAGAACGTAATCAACAATCAGATGACCCTGATGAAGCTAGAACTACGAGACTTAGAATCTTGAAGTCTAGATACACAGGTGATGTCGGTATGGCTTGTAGAGTAATCTATGATGGCGAAACCGGTAGACTATCTGAACTTACAGATGAGGACATAACCTTTGATGCTAGTTTGGATGAGGCATTTTAATGGACTTAGTATTTGACATAGAAACAGATGACCTAAAAGCAACTAAGATACATTGTATCGTTGCTCAAGATATGGACACCGGACAGTTATATAAATATCCACCGGAGAAATTATCAGAAGGTTATGAACTGTTAGCTAATGCAGATACTTTAATAGGACATAACATCATCGGATTTGACATACCTATGGTAGAGAAGTTTGGTGATGTTGACTTGTCTAAGATACCGGTCATTGATACGTTAGTGTTATCAAGACTATTTAATCCGAATAGAGAAGGCGGACATAGCCTTGAGAAATGGGGATACAAGTTAGGCTACCATAAGATAGAGTTCTCAGACTATCTTAATTATTCTAAGGAGATGATGGACTATTGTGTTAGAGATGTACAACTCAACGCTGTAGTACTTAAGAAACTTAGAGAGGAGAGCAAAGGCTTTTCCAAACAATGTATAGCTTTAGAACAAAGCATAGCTAGAATAATAAAACAGCAAGAGGTAAACGGATTTAAGTTTGATTTACAATCAGCCTTAATGTTACTTGCTGAACTCAGAGAAAAGAAACAAGCAATTGAAGATGAAGTTCATAGTACATTTAAACCTAAGTGGGTAGATGATAAGTTAGTTAAGCCTTACATTAAAAAAGATGGAGACTTATCTAAGCGTGGACTTACAGATGATGAGTATCAAAGATGCATAGATACAGATAACTTTGAACCTTTTATGAGGCAGAAGTTAGTTGACTTTAATCTTGGTAGTCGTAAACAAATTGGAGAATATCTTATTGACTTTGGTTGGAAGCCAGAAAGGTTTACACCTACAGGACAACCAATAGTAGATGAGAAAACTCTATCAGCAATCACACACATACACGAAGCTAAACTTATAGCAGACTTCTTACTGCTTCAAAAACGTATAGCTCAAGTTGATTCTTGGGTTGAAGGAGTACAAGAAGATGGGAGAGTACATGGCTTTGTAATACCTAACGGTGCTATTACAGGTAGGATGACTCATAGAAATCCTAACATGGCACAAGTACCGGCAGTCTACAGCCCATATGGAAAAGAATGTAGGGCTTGTTGGACTGTAGAAGAAGGTAATGTTTTACTCGGAGTTGATGCTTCTGGTCTTGAGATTAGAATGTTGGCTCACTATATGAACGATGAGGAATACACAAATGAAATCATTAACGGAGATATACACACCTCTAATCAAAAACTTGCACAACTTGAATCAAGAGATAAGGCAAAGACATTCATCTATGCACTCATGTACGGAGCCGGAGATGAAAAACTTGGAAGCGTGGTTGGAGGAACTACAGCAGATGGTAAAAGAGCTAGACAATATTTCTTTGATAATAAACCTACATTTAAATCTCTTAGAGACAGAGTACAAAGAGCATCAACAAAAAATTATCTCAAAGGATTAGACGGTAGAAAGCTTTATGTACGTAACCAACATTCAGCACTTAACACTTTACTACAAGGTGCCGGTGCTATCATAATGAAACAAGGGTTGGTTATGTTAGATGATTTGTTGAGATTAAACAACATGGAATATAAATTTGTAGCTAACATACATGATGAGTGGCAAATAGAAGTCCCAAAAGATAAGGCTGATTTCATAGGTAAGTTTGCAGTAGAGAGTATTGTGAATGCCGGAAAACATTTTAATCTTCGCTGTCCTTTAGATGGCGAATACAAGATAGGATATAACTGGAGTGAAACCCACTAAACAACAAAGTTTATTTCCTGATTATCACGATGAACTAATTTTTAAAGACGGTAAAATATGTATTAAATGTGATAAAAAACTTCCATTATCTTTTTTTAGTCCCGCATCAGGAGGAAATTTTTTAAGACCTGAATGTAAGAAATGTAATAATTATCTAAGTAAGACTAGGGTTTTATTAAAAAAAAAATATGGGATGCCCAAGGATGAAAATTATAAATGTCCTATTTGTTTAGGAACATCAGACAAAGTAAATGGTTTAGGTGGAAAAAAATTAGGAGCTTGGGTAATAGACCATTGCCATGAAACAGAATCTTTTAGAGGTTGGTTATGTCACACTTGTAACAGATGTCTTGGCGGTTTTAAAGATGATAAAGATATACTTAAAAGAGCTATAAAATATTTAGAAGGAGGTTCTAATGAAACCAAATAAAGAAGATAGAAAGAAATTTGACATTGACTTAGAGTACGGAGAGATAAGAGAAGATAAAATAAAAGACATGCTAACCGGAAAGAAGATAGAGGTTAAGTCAGAGAAAGGAATGTGGATGAAGACAGGTAACATATGTATAGAGTATGAGTCTTGGAATAAACCGTCTGGAATAAGAGCAACCGAATCAGATTATTGGTTTCATAACTTATGTGTAGGAGACAATGAGTTCTGTACATTAGTATTTAAAACAGATGTACTTAGAACTATTGTTGATGAACTTGATAGTTTTAAAACTGTATGTGGTGGAGACCATAACGCTAGTAAAATGTTCTTAGTCAACCTTCAAAAATTATTCTCATCAGATGTCATCAAAGCATTTAAGGAGACTGAAGATGAAAAAAAATAAAAAAACACTTGACACATTAGTAGAAGACATATATAATAAATTGTCGGCTTTAGGAAAAGGTGAACATCTTGACATAGATGAGAACACAATAGAGCAGTTTGGAGAATCCATGAAAGAGATTCTCTACTCTTGGTCACACCCTAGCCCACGTGGTAAACCTAGTTTGAGAATGTCTAACGTAGGTAAACAACCTAGACAACTTTGGTACGAGATGAACTCAACCTCAGATACTACAGAGGTTATTTCACCACCAACATTTATTAAGTTCTTATACGGACATCTACTTGAAGAGATAGTTTTATTTCTTGTTAGATTATCTGGACATGAAGTTACAAGTGAACAGAAAGAAATAACAGTATCTGGAATCAAGGGACACATGGATTGTGTTATTGATGGTGAAGTAGTAGATGTGAAGACTGCTTCAGGATTTGCATTTAAGAAGTTTAAAGATGGTACTCTAGCAGAGGACGATGCTTTTGGTTACATGGCTCAACTTGCCGGATACGAACAAGCAGAAGGCACAAAGAATGGTGGCTTCCTTGCTCTTAACAAAGAGTCTGGAGAGTTAGCTATGTTCAGACCAGACAACTTTGATAAGCCTAATATTAAAAAGAAAATAACTGATATTAAAAAGGCTGTTAAGCTAACTGCACCGCCTAATAAATGTTATGATGATGTTCCAGATGGTAAGTCTGGTAACATGAAACTTGCTAAAGGTTGTGTATATTGTAGACATAAGTTTGAATGTCATGCAGATGCTAACGATGGTAAAGGTTTAAGAGTGTTTAAATATTCAACAGGTTATAGATACTTAACTCAAGTACCTAAACCACCTAATGTTATAGAGGTTACACAGATATGAATGGTAGGAAAGCCAAGAGACTAAGACGTAGAGCAGAGGAATTACTTATCAGTTGGATAAGAACTATGGTTCCAGAAGGAGAAGATGCTACTAAGATAACTAAGAAAAACTTAGGTGAGTTCTTACCAGAACAAACTCATATCTTTGCAAATAATAGATTCATGTTAAGTGCTTATAGTTTAAGATGGTTCTATAAAAAAGTTAAGCAGAATCCAAACATTACTTTGGAAGAGCTTAATGCCTAGAAGAGTACCACGAAAGCCAAGACCTAAAAAAGTAAACGTACCTAAAGGATACGACAGTGCTTGGGAATATGATATACATCAGACTATCCTAAAAGAATGGAATCATCATTGGGATAATATTAATTATGTTGTTAAGCATAAGTACGAGCCAGACTTTGTAAAGGTTATAGGTGGTAAAACTATTTTAATAGAAGCTAAAGGTAGGTTCTGGGACTATGCAGAGTATAGTAAGTACATACATATACGAGAAGCATTACCTAAGAATTATGAGTTAGTGTTTTTATTTCAGAAACCTTTCTCTCCAATGCCGGGTGCTAAAGTAAGAAAAGATAAAACAAAAAGAACTCATGCTGAGTGGGCTGAGACAAACGACTTCACTTGGTACAGCGAGGAAACATTACCGGAGGAATGGAAAAGTGAAATATAAATTTAAAGAAGATGAAATAATAAGAGACATAAGAACATATGTTGATAGAACATATGAACAACATTACTCTAATGGTAAGTACCAAGCTACAGATATGATACTAGATGCCGGTCATGGTGAAGGATTTTGTATTGGAAACATTATGAAGTACGCTATGAGATATGGAAAGAAGCACGGTAATAATCCAGATGACTTACGTAAGATAATACACTATGCTATAATAGCTTTATATTTACAGGACAAAGATAATGATTGAAGACAAGATAGGACAGAAGCCTTACCTAGGCATTACAATAGATTACGATAAAGAAAAAACATTTGATAAGTTTAGTTTAGATACACTCAAAGATAGATATTTTTGGGAAGGAGAAACACATGCCCAAGAAGCATTCGCAAGAGCCTCAGTCTTCGGAGCAACCTACAAAGGCGAGACAGATTTTGAATTGGCTCAGAGACTTTATAACTACAGTTCCCAAAGGTGGTTCATGTTTAGCACTCCTATACTTAGCAACGGGGGAACAACTCGTGGGCTTCCTATCAGTTGCTTTCTTAATTATGTTCCTGATAGTAGGGGTGGTTTATCTGCTCACTATGACGAGAATATTTGGTTGGCAAGTTCGGGTGGAGGCATTGGTGGATATTGGGGAGATATTAGAAGTAACGGTATATCTACTACTCACGGTAGTCGTTCTACTGGTTCAATTCCTTTCATGCATGTAGTTGATTCTCAGATGTTAGCTTTCAATCAAGGTACTACAAGACGTGGTTCTTATGCGGCTTACATGGATATAAGTCATCCGGAGATTGAAGAGTTTATTAACATGAGAAAAGAATCTGGTGGAGACATTAACAGAAAGAATCTTAATCTTCATAACGGTATTAACATTACTAACTCTTTCCTTGATGCAGTACAGAAAGACGAAGACTGGAGATTGATAGACCCTAAGACTAACGAAGCTGTTAAGACTATTAACGCTAGAGACTTATGGTGGCAGATAATAAATGCTAGAGCAGAGACAGGTGAACCTTACATGGTAAACATTGATACTTGTAACGAGGCTCTACCTAAAGAACAAAAAGAATTAGGATTAAAGATTAGACAAAGTAACTTATGTTCAGAGATTACTTTACCTACCAACGAAGAACGAACAGCAGTATGTTGTTTATCGTCTGTAAACTTAGAACACTTTGATGACTGGTCAAAGGATGATGACTTCATACAAGATTTAATAACCATGCTTGACAATGTTTTACAGCACTACATTGACAACGCTATAGATACAACACAACTAGGAGAATACAGTGCAAATTTTAAACGCTTTCAAAAATATGTTAAAGAAGGTAAAGAAGGCTTTACCAAGAGTGCCTACTCAGCGTATAGAGAAAGAAGTCTGGGGCTTGGAGCTATGGGGTTCC